CGGTCATCGCCAACGACGTACTAGCATGCTAGAACGTCGGGCCGTGTATGAACTGACACGAAACGCTGAATATGGCTCAATAAAGGCCATATCCAGTGGTAACCGATCATTACCTGTATCATCGCATGGGCGTTCAACGCAAGCTTCGGTAAAATACCGAAGAAGCATTGACCATCCATCGATGACCTTTGTAACAGGTTTGGTCTTAGTATCGAAAACGTAGAACTCGAGTTTTTGCAAACTCTTGTTCTTACGCCGACGCTGAGGCCTATCGGATAGAGGTACGTCACGAAGGCTTGGACAAGCAAGATGCATGTCGTCGCCCGGGATTGGTCCGTAAACGGACCGGAGTCTCGCCACGATATAATCGTAGACGTGGTAGTACCGTTTATCATAGAAGGAGTTCGCATAAGCGATCCAACTAGTATAAACGTCAGGATGCGGTGATGTTGACCAGACTGTCCGTAAACGGACAGGAGTGACATTCTTGCCTTTGAAGGCATCCATGCCACACGACTCTCTAAAGAGTCCACTGATGCAACTCTTATCACGGTTTATTTTTAAACCAAATGATTCGAGCTGTTCCATTGCGTTCGCGGCAAAGGCCGTGGGAACAATGACATCATCACCATACACTAAGATACGCTCTCGCGTATCCGTATCAGGAGCAGCTGCAGTAAGGATAGCCCAAACAGTGAGCGCCAATATAGGGAAGCATAAACAACTTCCCATTGGTGCAAACTTATTAAGCTTGATTACCTTACCGTCAGGTAGCTCTGTCGACAAACTCCTACATGCTTCCAAGTACTCACATATGTGAGGAGGAAACAGTAGGCGCACTAAGTCAAGACTGACGCGATCAGAGGCCTCATTGAGGTCTAAGGTCGCGTAGCCTCCAGTCTCAGAACCCAGTAGGGCTCCAAAACGGTTGGACTCTTGACTGGTGAAGTGGACATTGAACTTGGTCAGTTCATGTGACTCCACTAACTCAACTATAGCCCTACCTAGCCCTTGCTGAATCCATTGAAAATCAACGGGTTCGCAAGAGATTAGACGGGGGCCACGAGAATCTTTCGGTACGAGTATTACTCGAGCCGGAAGATCCAGACCAGAAACCTTCGAAAAGGTTTCATAGTTATCACAGACTGCACCCATTGACGCAGTAAAGTACTGGTCAAAAGGGTACAGAGAAGTGATACGATCCGATACGTTAGACCATAAATACTTACCCCAGAGTCGTTGCTTGGTAGCAACGGCTCCCGGGCCGTGTTTTGGTCTAATGTTTGTTGGGTCGAAGAAAGCAAAGACGCTCGATAAGAGTATTTTTGCTTCCCGTGTGACTGTAGTTTGATCGTGCGCCCTAATACTAGAGCGACCGATTCTACGGACATGTGTGGAAGGGCTGCACATAAGACTTTTGAGTCGAATGGACAGCTCACCACCTGTTGATAGGTCGGACTCAGTTCTTTCGAACTTGAGGACGACTTGTTGTGCTTGTTCATCGTTGAACGGTAGTTCGTACTTGTAAAACAAGTAACATACTTGCCGTACAATGCTGACACTGGTGCTACACGGGTTAGGAAGGAGTTCCCCACTTGGAGAGAGTACTAA